ACAGTCCGGCGAGCGTCGGTGTTCGCGGGGTAATCGTTCGGAGGCGCGGTGTGCCTGACCGGGCGGCGGAGGCTTGCATCCGACTGGTAGCGCTCGCGGGCCTCCAGGGCAACGCGGTCAAGGAAGTCCGGTGCGAGGGTCGCGGCGTCGGGGTGGCTGTGGTTAACCAGCATGGGGGGTATCCGTTCTTTGTCTTCGTGCGGATGGCGCCGGACGGCTTGTCCGGCGTGGGTTACGCGCCGAGGCGCGTGGAGTAGACGCCCTTCGGCGCCAGGCCGGCGGCACGCCGAAGAGTGGCGCGCTCGCGAGCAGTGAGGTAGACGCCGGAGGCGGTGCCTAGCGAGGCCTGTAGCGGCCCCATCTGGAGCGTCGTGTGGCCTGCACCGTTCTCGAACTCTCGGCGTGCGGCCTTGAGGAGAACGACGTGGGCGACGGGCGGACAGTCGAGCCGCCACAACTCCGCGAGGTCTGTGGAGACCTCGGCCAGGACAAGCGCGGTTGCGTCCTCCAGGGCGGCCTGCGCGGCGTCAAGATCGGCGCCGGTCAGGCTGCCGGGCGCGAGCCGTAGACGGGTTGCCAGCGCGGCGACAGGGGGCGGTAGCGAGTGCATGAACGCGGGGTGCGCACCGAGGCGCCCCGCTGGCACGTCGGTACCAGCGGGACGCTAGGAGCGGACCATTCAGGCGGAAGCGTTTACGTGGGCCACACCGCCGTGCTCCAGCAGCGAGAGGGTGCCATCGGCGGCATACACCGGCAGCGGCATCGCGCTGGAGCCGACGAGTACCGAGAGCGTCGACCGAACGGCGCCGTGCGAAACGTCGTAGGCGGCGCTGACCGAAGCGGCGGCGGTCGGGGACGAGAGGTCCCGCACGGTTCCGAGTGGCATCGGCGTATCGGTCGCGCGCGCAACTGCGGACCCACTCCACGGCGCGGCCGTTGTCTGGGGTGCCCTCATCACAGTCGCGAAGGCAGCCGGAATATAAACGATCAGAGCATCCGCATCGACCAGCGCGCTTTCCTGAATCACCACCCCGGCGACGGAGACCGGGCCATCCGTGTTGAGAGTCGGATCGGCAGTCAGGAGGTCAGCAAACACGTTCGTTCCGGCGACGCCCACCAGCGGCTCACCGGCCTCCACGCCGTTGGCGCGGAGCGCGGCGCGCATGGCAATGACCGTGGCTCGCGGCTTCGCGGCGTCATACGTAATCGCGGTATCGACCGGGGTCGCCTGCATAGCGGCGGCAGTGGTCCGCTCGATGTATGACGCGACGGAGCGCGCCTGGGGGGCGAGCACCTGACCGCCGAAAGACTGAATGTCGAGCGACATCTCAGCGTGCGGCAGCAGCACCGACGAATAGGCGTCGGTCTCCAGGGTGACCGGGATGGCGCCCTCGGAAAGGTCACCGGTCTCCAGTTCCGTAGTGGCATACGCGCCACGGGTAAACGTCGGAGTGGCTCCGGGGACGCGGACGCGGACGATACTGCCGCTTCCGTACCCGAAAGCGGCCTCAGCATCACGGTAAGTCGTCGCAGAAAGCGGCAGGTCAAGCGCGATCAGCTCAGCGGCGGCCTGGGCGACGATTGCGCCGTCAAGGGCGGTTTCGATGTTGTTGGCCATTGTGGCCCTTTCTGTTGTGGGGCAGTCGGGTCAAGAATCACCGTCGAGCCGACGGCGCTGCCGCGCACATTGCGCGGAAGAATGTGGCCCCGTGGCGGCGGGAGGTATTCGCCGGCACGGGGCACGCGGCCGGGCGCCTTCGCCGCTCGGGTTCGGGGGAGGAAGCGAGCGGCTAGGCGCGGCACGGCCGCGTATGCGACAGCGCCGCCCGGACTAATAAGCGGGCGCTATCGCCGACTCACGCGCGGGTCCGCTGCCGTCCCGCGAAGACGGACCGGTGCAGGCATGAGTTGTTCGTCTGGCGGCGCGGGATCGCGCGGCGAGCCTGTCAGAGGCGGGGAGGGAGTCGCGGGCCACCCCGCTGGTACTTACCAGCGGGGTGGCTCGCACCTTGACCTTCCCCGAAAGGGCTCGACGCCGAGGCGCCGCCCGCCGTTGCCACCAGCAACGGCGAGTTCTCGGGCGCAGCGCGTGGGCTACGCGGGGGACGCGGCGAGCGCGAGCGCGCGGCGTCCAAGATCGGCCAGCATGCGGCGACGGAGCGAGCCGGTCACATTGCGGCACGCATGCCCGCAGTGTCGAGCGTCGCGGCGAAGGTGGTCGATAGGTGCGCTGCAAGCGCGACAGGTGCGGGGAGCGGAGGGAGTCATACGCGTTTCCTTTCGTCCCCCGAGCGGCACTGGAGCGGCGAGGGAATTCGCCGCCAGCGGTAGTCATATAGTAATACGGCCGGGCCTGCGCATTTGTCCCACATTCAGCGGTTGCGCCCGCATGGTGAGACGCAGGGCACGCGGGAGCGCTGCCGGCGCTTAGTGCGTAAGCACCGACAGCGATAGGAAGGGCGGCCAGGGGCGCGGAATGTCCCGCGCGGGGGTGCGGGCGGTGCCCTGAGGGAGCACGGAAGCGTGGCGATGGTGAATCGATGGTGAATCGTCAGGGGCCAGAATCCGCGAGATTCCGCAGCTGCGGCGGCGTAGGGCATGCAGAGTGGCGCAAAAGTGGTGAATCGTCTTCTAGATCGCATTCCCCCCTAGAGAGTAGTAGTACTCTAGGAGGAGATGGAGATCTAGATGGTAATCACCACTTTTGCGCCTCTTTGCACCGGAATCTATCTGTCTCCCGCGGGATTCTGCGGATTTCCGACCCTGGCGATTCGCCATCGATTCACCACTGAATCGTCCAGCCCCGCGCTCCTACCCCGCGCGGGCGGCGGGCACCGCCCCTCATCGCCGCGTCGAACACGGGGCGCGCGGGCTACGCCCCGGCGTGGGAAATCGCGAGGAGTCGCAGGGCCTCATCGGTGAAGGCACCCGCGTGAGCCTCGCTGATCGAGAGGTCATCCGCGATCAACGCGCTGACCGCCTCCTCGATCATGCAGGGGCTGACCGTTGGGGCGGCGGCGTGAAGCGCCTCAACGAGCGCGGAGGGGGTGACGGGCATGGATAGGGGCAACGAACTCGGTGCGGTCATGAACGCAACGTAGCACTCATGCAGGGCCCTGCGCGCCACGTTAGTCCCCTAGCGCGAGATCGTCAAATCTTGGCTCGATTCGGCATTGACGGGCGGCAGGATTCACAGTCCGAGGATATGGAGCGGCCCAGGGGTGTCAATCGACGGTTCTTTACCGACTCGTTACCTAAAGCCTCTATGCCCGTTCAGAATCTGAGACGCTATGTCTCCCCGACCTTCCGCACCCACGGGGAGGGGGGTGCCCCCCTCCCCCTTGACCCGGGCTTGACTACCACATGGGACGCGTCGCGGCGGTCCAACGTCGCGCGGAGGACGCGGAGGGCGCCGGAGAGGTCGGGGACGGAGGGTCGCGCGCTGTCCTCGCTCCCGCGGCGGCCCAGCGCGACGCGGGCGACGCGCGGGGGCGCCGGTCCCCTAGTAGTACGGCCGTGGCCGCTCCCTGTCCCGCGACCGAGGTCGGGCGCAGAGCAACCAGCCACACAACGGCGCCACGGCGGCACAGCGACAGCGAGTGCAGGTCTGCGCGGAGGCGGCACAGCCCCACGCCGCTCCGCGGGCAGCGAGCACATGCCGCGTCCCCCGCGCGTGCGGGTGCTTCGGGCTCTAGCTGGGCGCGCGTTGGTGTGTGCGTGCGAGATCGCGCAATGCCTCGGAGGCTCGACGTCGGCGCGTAGGCGATGACTCAACGTTGCGACGATGAAGTGACCACAGGCGCCGGGCTGACGGGCGGGGGCATGGGGGTCTGGGCTCGGGTGCTGCTCGCGGGGTTACCGCACGGGTGGGGCTGCGATGCTCGCTGGCACCTCGAGCAGTAGCCGGGGGAGGCATCAGCCCGTGCCGCCACGGGGGACAGGAACGCGCCACGCCCGGGGAGGGGCCTCTCTCGCGTTATTCGAGTCTCCGCGTCATGTCGCGGGTTGGCGGTATCTTCTCGCCATGGACGCCTTCTTCTCAGGATTGAGCCTGGCGCTTTGGGGGTGGCTCGCCCTCTTCGCTCTGGTTGCGATCGCTCTCGTGGTGCTCATCGCGGTCGGGATCAAATACCTCGCGGGCGGGAACTCCTCGCGGCGGACGCCGGAGGCATGGGAGTTGGACCCGGAGGCGTTCGAGCCGGGCGCGGATGAGCGGATCGACGGAGCACCATAGAAGCGCTCGGTAGGTCAGTCGCTCACCGTCGCCCAGTCCTCCAGGTCTTGCGGCGTCGGGTCGGTCCAGGGCCACGGGATGCTCAGTCGATCCCCCGCGGTGTCGCCGGGTGAGCGGCGCTGGAGGAGGATCGGCCCGCGTAGAAGTGATTCGAGTAGGTAGCGCTGCCCTGTGAGGTCTGCGCCCTCCCACCTCTCGCGGTATGTCTCTCCCGTGCCCACACGGACACGCCTTGTAACGGGCGGCGATGACGCGAGTTCCTCACGGCGAGCGACCAGGGTGCCCAGTCGTGTGCCGAGTCCGCCGAGGTCGGCGCCGGGCTCCCGCATATCCTCGGTCGTGCGGATGATGGCGCGCTCTACTTCGGTGGCGTCCGCCGAATCCGAGACCTCGCGCTCCTCAATCATCTCCATGGCTCCCACGGTGTCGAGTAATTGCCGCGCTACGTCGGCGTCTGCCTGGTCAGCGTCCATCGAGAGGGTCGGCCTGCAGAGTCCGCCGTCGCCGTTGCAGGTGTAGCGGCGGACGGCGCTACCGTCGACGCGCGGTCGTCCATGCTTGAGAAAGCAGTTTCGGCCGCATGATGAGCACTTGATGATCCCAGATAGCAGCGCCGCGGCGCGGCGGCGCGGGGGTGCCCCGCTGCCGGGGTAGAGGATGCGGAGACGCTCGAGGGTTTCGACGTCTAGGACCGGCTCCCAGACTTGCTCAGGTAGGCCGTCCTCTCCCACCAGAGGTTTCCCTCCTGTGAGAATGCGACCCGCTATGCCGTCGCTCGTGAGAACACGCCTTAGCGCTGTTGTCTGCCATGACCCGCTTGGCGGCGCCATGCCTCTCGCGTCGAGCGCTCGGGCGACCTGGTGGAGGCTAGCGCCCCTCAGCACCTCATCGGCGGCCCAACGCAAGGCCTCTGCCCGTTCTGGGATCGGTTCGAGCCCCTTACCGTTCAATGTCGGGTGGTCGACGATCCGGTAGGCCCAGGGCGCCTTGCCGATGTGGCGGCGCTGCCGCCTGACCTCGCGGCGGCCTTCGGATACGCGGGCGGAGATCGTCGCGGCTTCGAGTTCTGCGAAGGCCGCAAGGATCGTGGCCACGAAGCGACCGCCTGGCGTGGACAGGTCCAACGTCTCCGCGACGCTCACCAGCGATACGCCATTGGCGCTGGCCTCCTCAGCGAACCTCACGAAGTCGGAAACGGAACGCGCGAGACGATCAATCTTGGCAACGATCAGCACGTCCGCGTCAGCCCATCGGCGGCGGACTTCTGCCAGGCCGGGACGGTTTAGCCGGAGGCCCTTGTCGCTTGCTGACACT